AACCGCCGGGGCATCAGCACAGCGTACAGCACGTGAAAATCTGGATATCTATGATGCCAGCCTGAACAAAAAAGGACTCGTTCAGCTAACCAGTGCCACTGACAGCCCCAGTGAAACGCTGGCAGCCACCGCAAAAGCGGTGAAAATTGCGATGGATAATGCCAATGCCCGTCTGGCAAAAGACCGGAACGGAGCAGATATTCCCAATAAGCCGCTGTTTATCCAAAACCTCGGTTTACAGGAAACGGTAAACCTTGCCGCTGGGGCAGTGCCTTCCGTGCGTAGAGTAAACGGATATCCGCTTTCCGCTGACATT